CAGCACCATAATCTTCAAAAAACTTTTTAGGCATTTTATATAATGATTGCCAAGTTGAGATAACTATTCTTTTGTCTTCATCAATATCATAACCGTGATATTTTCTACTGACATTTGTTTCCACATCATATCCATAGTCCTTAAAATCTTTATATAATTGTTCTACTAGTGACGTTGTGGGAACTATAATTAAAACATTATTGTTTATCATATTTAAATAATGTCTTACTAACATATAGATAATAAGTGATTTACCTGAGGCTGTAGGTGATAAAATTAGTCCTCGTTCACACTCTAAAGCGAATTTATACGCTTCTATTTGATAATCTCTAGGTTTAATAGACAGATCATACTCCTCGATCATACCCTCTATATCGGCGGCTGAGACGTTGCTACGTGTTAAAATATCACTAGATTCAACTATATGAATATCTTTCTTTTTACACCAGTCTTTTAGATACGGATATAATCCTACATACATTTGACCTGTTGCATATGAATATAATCTTATTTTACCATCCCACACACGATTACGAAACTGTGGTGTAAACTTATAACCAGGCACCTCAAAAGAGAAATAGTCTGACAGCTCTCTACGAATAGAAGCATCAGCATCTATTTTGATATAAACATCATTAAGTTTATCTACAATTATATTTTGCATATTAGACAAATGATTTTCCTACAATCCAACCTACCAAAGATTTTCTTATACCTTTAATAACAGGATTAACTTTGTGCCAAATAAAACTAGGAAAAACTATCATAGTTCCTATTTGATTATTGTTTAATTTCATATAGTTATTTTTTTCTTGTTTAGGATTTGGTATACATAGTTCAAATTCACCACCTTCATAGTCATCATTTAGTAACAAAGTAAAACTTAATTTTCGTATAAAACCATTTGAATATGGTTTATTGTGTGTATCAATGTGCCAATCATAAAAATCATTTTTCTTATAAACAGTATATTGAAAAGGCTCATACTCTTTTAGATCAAAGTTCCAAGTCTTGTTACACATCTTAATTGTAGATGATAAGGTATTTTCAATCCACTTATCTTTAATCCAAGACACAGCTGATTTACGATTATTTTGATTACCTTCTTGTATCTTAGCATCAATTAAATTTTGTTGTTCTCCAACCTTGATGATTTTACTGCAATCGTTTTTTGATATAACAGACTGATATATGTTATAAGGTTTAGGAGTAAACATCTTAGATAATACCAGAAGTAAACTTTTTCCACTCTATGGCATTTTTAATTTGAAATGTACGATTTGAAATAATACGAATTGTTTTATCTAAGTAATCCACAACACTTTGTATATAGGTTACTTTTTGTTCCAGTTTAATTAGATCATCATCTGCTTTAATATATTTGTCAACGTCTTGTTTAAGTAACTTTATATTAAAAGGTTTTTCTTGGTAAACTTGTGGATCAGCTTTACCAGTATAGTATTCCCATTTTTCTCTTAACAATCTATCTCTATCTTGCTCGGTCTTTTTTAATAGATTAATATACTGATTATGAAACTTACAATATTTGTTATGTAGTTGTGGTGTTTTTAATGATTCTAAATCAAGTTCAGTATCATTTAACTTGAGGTCTTTTTCGGCTAACGCCTGCAATTCATCAAAGGTCATAATATCTCCATTATATTGTTTTAATTATTTAGTAGATAATTAAGAAGTAGTTTCTATAGTACCACTAGCACTTATATTTGCAAATTCATAAATTTTATATTGAAACGTAACACTGGCTGTTAAGTAGTCAACGTCAGTAGCTTGTTGATTATAATCTAATCCTGATAAAGAGATTGGATATATATCTCTAAAACGTATTTCTATATTGGCATTATTTTTACTTGTCAATACAAACAATGTAGCATCTGAATACAAACCACCATCATCAGGTGTATTTTTAGAAGTTACTCCTATTTCACTTGAATAAGTTTCGTTTGTTGTTGTTGGGTATCTATCTGTTCCAGCACTTTGCAAAGTTCTATATTGAGAATAATCTTTTGGAAATCCAAGACCTGTCATCCATCCATGTATTTCTCTATAGTTTTCTAAATTTTCATCTACTAAAAAAGAAATATTTAATGTATCATAATCCAGTTTATCACCAGGCATTGGTACATCTTTAAAAGGTGTTGGTTCTATTGCAGTACCTAGTGTAATACCAGGTATGTTTGCAGCCGTACAAAAATATTCTACTTTTGGTAATTTAATAATACCAAACTTAAACTGTGTAGGGCTAGCGTAATCTAATTTAGTAGGTTGTCTATTATAAGAGTTTGTAGTAGTCATACTAATATTTATATGTTATTTAGGAAGTGTACCTGACTCACCAAGTTTCTCTAACGCTTCACCTATTACACTTATACTCACATCATCTTTTTTACAAGGTTTTTCTTCAGTAGATACTTGTAGTTCCTCACATACAGGCAAGTTGTTTGTATTTACTTCTTCTACACAGGCACTTGCCCAAGTAAAAACAAATAAAAACACAACTGTTATTACAAACATGTAAAGATATTTAATAAGTATATTTTTCATAATGATATTTATGCTAAAAAAAAGGGCGACTTTTTAGGGTCGCCCTTCTTAAATTTGTTTGTAACAAGTATTACATTAAGTTCGCAATTTGAACTTTTCTGTAATATCTGTTTGCATTAGCAGTTGTTAAACCGTTAGCAGTAATAGCGTCAGACGCACCAGCACCAGCAAATGGGTTCGCTACTAGACCGTATCTAGTTTTGAATCCAATTTTTGGTTGGAAAGTGTCTTGGCCAACTGCTCTTACCATTTGTAGAGGTACATATGGGCAGTAGAATATACCAGCGTCATATGGTGAAGTACCTTTGTAACCTACTACAAAGTATTGTTTAGCAGCTGTATTTGCTGAATATGGATCAATGTAAACTTTATATTTACCATTTAATACACCAGCAAAAGTATTTCCTGTGTCATCAACATTTAAATTGTTGTTTAACGCAGGAGTGTAGTCTAACACACCAGCCATTTGTAACGCAGAAGCAACGTCTGAAGAACAGATAATCATATTACCTTTTCCTCTTCTTGTTCTTTGTGCGATTACGTTAGCATCTCTTTCTAATTGGAACATTAGGCCTTTAAATCTTTCAACAGACCATCTACCGTTAGAGTCTGTATCTAAGTCAAAGATACCTGCAGTTGTTGTATTAGTTTGAGCACCTTTTTCAGATCCGATGTAAACTGATCTTACAACTTCTCTATTGATTTCCGCAAGGATCTCAGCAGATAAGATGTTTGATAATTCAGTTTCAGCATCTAAACCGTGAATTGCTTTAAGGTCTTGTGCTAATTCCATTGTGTACTCAGCCTTTAATGCTCTGCTTTTTGCAGTCACAGTTGATTTCTCAATTGAGAATGCCATTTCAGCAAACGCATTACCAGACGCATCACCTAATGCTTCTGCATAGTCAGTAGTCATTCCTGATCCACTTGTGTATGCACCAGCAGGTGAGTCGTTAAGTACAGCTGGGTTAGTTCCAGATTGTGCTACTCCTGTTTTATTTGCAACAGATGATCCAGCAGCATTTCTGCCTGAAAAATCTGAGTCAGCTTCGTCAAAAAGAGCTTCACCACCAGCTTGAGATGCATATCTGCTTCTCATAGCAAATATCAAGCCTGTAGGGCCTGACATTGGTTGAACGCCTGCAATATCGTAAGCGATAAGGTTAGGCATTGATCTTCTAACTAAGCTAATTAAAATAGGATTCCAGTTTTGGATTGAAGAACCAGTTGCGTTAGTAGGCGCAGCTTCTGATAAGAAAGCAGCATCTTCTTTTAACGCTTTTTCTTGGTTCTCTAATACCATTGAAGTAACGGCTCTTTTATAAGCATCGTTGATCTTTGGAAGATCAGGATGTTCTAAAACGGGCTGCCACTTTTGTTGTATTGATTCAGATAAAAACATTTTTCTATCTCTCCTTCTTTAGTTAATTAACTAACCCTTACTTTAAGTAAGGATTTTTCTTTGTTTTACTAATTGCAGCAGTATATGCAGCCATTGATTCAGACAAGTCTAAACCAGCATTGTTTTCTGCTACTTCATTAGATTCGTTATCACTCGCCTTAGATTTAGGGAAGTAAGAATTTTTTAAAGTTTCTACACTTTTTCTAAAACTGTCAGCGTCTTTATATTCAATACTTTCTGCTAAACCGTTAAGTTTGTCAGCCTCAGTTGCAGCCAAATCAGCAGATACATCTTTGATAATATCTGATCTTGTTGATTCTGCAATCTTTTGGTTTAACTCAACGTTCTTTTCGATAGTTTTGTTAACTTCTTCTTTTAACTTTTCTATCTCAGCAGCTTGATTCTCAATTACATCATATTTCTCTTGTGGAACATTAATGTAGTGAGACTCAAATAAAGATTTAAGACCACCGATAAAATCTTCAGTAATCTCATTTCTTAAGCCTTTTTCTATTGCCAATTCGTTTTCTTTCATCCACTCCTCGACAACATAGTTTAGATAAGCGTCAACTTTGTCAACGATTTCTTCTTTAACTTCAGAAACTTTTTCGTCAACTTTTGCTTCGTATTCGCTTTCTAATTTTTCAATTTCTTCGACAAGTTTTGCTTTAACAGCAGATTCGAAGATTGTAGCCGCTTTTGCTTTAAATTCTTCTGATAGGTCTTCACCTTCAGTTAAAGCATTAACGTCTTCTTTCATATCCATATCTTTTACTTTGTCTTTAGCAGTTTCTTTTTTCACTTCTTTTTCATCTTCTTTTTTGTCTTCTGCTTCTTCTTTCACTTCGTCTTTCTTCTCGTCTTTTTTGTCTTCAGCTTCTTTTACGTCTTCTTTTTTCTTGTCTTCTTCTTTTTCTTCTTTTTTCTCGTCTTCTTTACCATCTTTTTTATCTAGGTATTTTTTAAGACCAGCTGGCATTTCGCCTTCTTTCACTTCTTTTTTCTCATCATCTTT